CTCGAGATCGCAAGCGACGAGCTGCCCGCCGACGCCGCGCCACGCGCCACGATTGCCCTCGCCGAGTGCCACAACCTGGCCCAGCGCATCCGCACCGCCAATGTCGCCGCGCAGCAGAAGCCGGCTCGCATTCGCATTGAGCTCACGGGCATGACGCGCTACAACGGCACCTTCACGGCCAGCGACGCGCAGACGCTCGCCGTACGCCTACTCGACGGCGTTTGCGATGCCCTCGCAGATTAGGTAAACTAGACGAGTTGCTTTTGGGCAACACCACACATTGGGACGTAGTTCAACGGTAGAACTCCGGTTTTTGGTGCCGGCTGTTGGGGGTTCGAATCCCTCCGTCCCAGCCCCCAGATACTTACGCGAACCCCTGCCGGGACCGTCCGGCGGGGGTTCCTTTTTGTCGAACGTGAACTCCGCGGTGAGCGTGCCGGCGGCGCGGTCCACCACCACGCGGCGCACGAACAGCCGCACGGCCTCCAGCGGGTCGGAGCGCCCCATGACGCGCCGCACCCAGAACTCCACCTGCTCGGCGTCGAGCGCCCCCATGCCGGCCCGCGCGTCGGCGATCTCGGCCTCCAGCGCCGCCCGCTCGGCCGCCAGCGCGTTCAGCTTCTCGGCCACGGCGTCCACGGCGCCGGTCTTCGCGGCGAGGTCCACCATGCGCGACTGCTCGCGGGCGTTCTGTTCCAGGCGCTTCTCCATGGCGCGCACGGCGGCGAGGTCGTCGGCCAGCGCCGCCTCCTGCTCGGCCATGACGTCGGCCACGATGCCCTCCACGGCGCCGTCGTCGGCGGCCAGGGCATCCGCCACCATGCGGGCCACCTCCGCCTCCAGCGCGTCGCGGCGCACCTGGTGGCCCGTCGCCGGGCAGCGGTAGTACGTGTACTTCCTGCCCGACTTCCCGTGGCCGCTGCTGGACTGGTAGCGGTGGCCCTCCGAGTCGAACAGCTTCCCGGACAGCAGGTAGTCCACCGTGGACCTCCTTCTCCTCGTGCGCAGCGCCAGGCGCCGCTGCACGGCGTCGAACTCGTCGCGCGGGATGATCGCGGGCATGCCGCCCTCCACCACCGTGTCGCCGTAGCGGTAGACGCCGCAGTACTTGTCGTTGCGCAGCATCTTGCCGACCGCCTGCACCGTGAGCGGGCCGCCGCCCTTCGAGCGCACGGCCGGCAGCGCCTCGATGATGGCGCGGAACGGCTCGCCCTGCTGGTACATGGCGAACACGCGGCGCACGGCGGCCGCCTCGCCCTCGTTGACGACGTATCGGCCGTCCGGCCCGTGGTCGTAGCCGAACACCCGGATGCCGTTGTGGCGGCACTTCATGGCGTTGCCCGCCAGCCCGCGCCGCACGTTCTCGGAGAGGTTCGCGCTGTAGTACTCCGCCAGCCCCTCCAGCATCGACTCCAGCAGGATGCCGTCCGGCCCGTCGCCGGTGCGCTCCGTGGCGCTCACGAGCCGCACGCCGGCCTGCTTCAGGCGGCGGCGGTACACGGCCGCGTCGTAGCGGTTGCGCGCGAAGCGGTCGAGCTTGTACACGTACACGGCCGAGAACAGGCCCCTCCGGGCGTCGGCCACCATGCGCATGAAACCGGCGCGGCGGTCCGTGGTCGTGCCGGTCGTGGCGCGGTCCTCGTAGACGTGCCCCACGGCGTCGCCGGCCGCCTCGATGGCCGCGCGGCACACCCTCACCTGGTCCTCGATGGACTCCTCGCGCTGTCCCGCCGAGCTGTAGCGGGCGTAGATCGCCGCCGTGGCCATGGCCGGGCGCCTCCCCTCGTTCTCAATCGGATACCCTCCGGGCTATTCCCCGCCCGCGTTGGCCGGGTCGCGCGCCAGCGACGTGGCCACGCTGTGCAGCACGTGCCGGCCGTTCTCGTTCATGGACTCGTAGGCGCCCTCGATGGCCTCCAGGCGCTTGTCTATCACGCGGTACTGCGGCTTCTCGGCCTTCGGCGTCTCGTACATATCGTTCAGCGTGCCGGGCACCACGAAGTCATCGCCGAACAGGTCCTCGACCGTCACGCCGAAGAACCGGGCGAGCCGCGGAATATCGCCGCGGTCTCGCGGCATCGTCTTCAGCTGCTCCCAGTTCCTATAGGTGTTCAGAGGAACACCTAGCTGTTTTGCTGCAGCCTCCTGTGACAGTCCCGACTTCTTCCTGATCGCTTTTAGCTCGAAAAGCATCCAAGTCACCTCCAATAGGCAATCGCTTACCTGTAACTGATTATAAAAACAAAATTACCTATTGACTACCAATCTATTACTGGTTATCTTCTAATCGTCAACGACAGGTAAATAGTCACCTGTCACTAACCCCTTATGAAAGGAGAAGCAATGAACGAGAAGTACAGCCCGAGCTATGAGGCCATGACGCCGGAGATGATCACCTTCGCGCTGGCGGAGAACGGGTGCATGGAGGAGACGCACAACTCCATCGCCTCGCGCATCAACGCGAAGTGGGGCTTCGACATGTTCGCCATGAAGCTCATGGAGTCCGACATGTGCAAGCCCTTCGAGCTGGGCGGCAAGACGTACTACGCCACCGCCAGCGTGCGCTTCACCGTGCGCGGCGTCGGCTGGGCCACGGACTTCGAGACCATCGTGCGCGCACCCGAGTGGGACGACGACAAGGAGAAGGAGGAGTAGATGAACGGGAAGCTGATGAAGGAGCGCCGCGAGGAGCTGGGCATGACCCAGATGCAGCTGGCGGTGGCCGTGGGCGCGTCGAGCGTGACGCAGGTGAGCAACTGGGAGCGCGGCCGCGTCGTGGCCAGCGTGTCCAAGCTGAGGAAGCTGGCCGAGGTGCTGGGCGTGACCATGGAGCAGCTGCTGGAAGAGGAGGAGTGATGGCGGAGGTGATCGTATATGGGCGCCACAGCCGCGGAGCGTCGGGCGGTGCTGACTGCCGCAAGGTCCGCGTTCGCCCTGCCGGAGGTCCGGCGGGAGTACGAGAGGTGGAGGGCCGAGCGCGCACAGGCCGCCAAGCACAGCGCGCCCAGTCCCCTGAAGAGACCCGCGTGAGCGGGTACCCGCAAGTATCGCACAGGCGCGCCGAGTTCTGGCGCACGGTCCGCACGGCGCTGGCCGTGGCCCTGCTCGTGGCGCTCGCCGTGGGGCAGGCGTGGCAGCTCGGCTACACGCAGGGCACGGCGGCCGGCTACGGCGAGGGCCGCGCGGACGGCACGGACCGGGCGTACGAGCGCGGCTACTCCGCCGCCGTCTCCGACTACCAGGGGGGTGTGGCGGAATGGGCGAAGGAGTAAGCACCGGGGCCATCGTGGCCATCGACCCGGGCTGCACCCACACCGGCATGGTCCACATGGACGCGCACCGCGTCATCGCGTGCTCCACGGCACACTTCAAGGAGCGCGTGGGCAGCGACAACGACGCCCTGGCGCGCCGCTGCGAGGAGGTCTGGCAGGCCGTCCGCGAGTTCCTGGATACCCACCCGCACGACGTGGTGGTGGTCGAGGGCTACCGCCGGTACAACGGGCGCTACGGCATGACCATGACCCACCAGACGCCGTGGCTCGTGGGGGCGCTCCTCGCCCATCTCGCCGACGCCGGGGAGGACTACGCCATCCAGCTGTCCGCCCAGGTGCTCAACCCCACTGCGCACGGCAACGCGGAATGGTGCATGCAGAAGGTGGAGAGGGGCTGCGCCGGGATGTTCCGCGGGCAGTCGGCGCTCACCAACGAGCACATGCGCTCGGCCTTCGCCCACGGCTGGTACTACCTGCACACCGGCGAGGGCGCGCCCCATGAGGAGGGGTGAGCGGTGCCGCCCGTGGACGGCCTCCGAGGAGCGCAGGCTGGCCGAGATCGCCGGCACCATGCCGAGGCGCGAGGTGGCCAGGGCGCTGAGGAGGTCCAACGAGTCCGTGCGCCAGAAGGCGTCCCGCATGGGCGTGAGCCTGCGCCACTGGGAGCCGAGGTGCTCCGAGACGTGCCCGGCGTGCGGGATGGCCCGCACGGAGCTGAGGGCGAGCGGCACCTGCCGCCCGTGCGAGCTGAGGGCGCTGGTGGCCCGCGCGGAGTCCGAGACGGCAGAGGCCATGGAGCGCCTGGGGCCGGCCGACCGCGCCGTGTACGCGTCCACCGAGACGAGGCTGCAGAGCGCACCGGACCCGAGGCCCGCGCCGCCCCGCGCCGAGGGCATGACGCCCTACCGCGCCGCGAGGGCGCGCGACGCCTACGCGGAGGCGCTGGAGCGGTGGGAGGTGAGGACGCTCACCAGGCTGCTGAAGGCGAGGCGCCGACGCCTCGAACGGATGATTAAAAAAATCTCAAATCAATGACACAAACGCATTTTCCCAGCTAGGAGGAGTAGGAAACATGCAACTCAAGAGAGTAAAGACCGAGGACGTCTACCCGAGCGAGGGCAACCCCCGCCGCGACTTCGGCGACCTCGACGCGCTGGCCGCCAGCTTCGCCCTGAACCCGGCGCACCCCGGCGAGCCCATGACCCCGCCGCTGCTCGTGCAGGACGGCGGCGTGTACCGCATCGTCGACGGCGAGCGCCGCTGGCGCGCCATGCGCAAGGCGGGCACGGCCGAGTTCGACGCCGTGGTATGCGAGGACTGGGGCGACGCCGACGCCGCGCTGGCGATGCTGGCCACCGACGACAAGAAGCCGCTGGACGAGGCCGAGCGCAGCCGCGGCGCGCAGCGCTGCCTGCTGCTGGGCGTGGAGCCCGAGAAGGTCGAGCGCGCCGTGCGCAAGAAGGGCATGGCCCGCGTGCGCCGCGTGGCGTCCGAGATCGGTGCCGAGGCCGAGACCATGAGCCTGGACCACCTGCTGGCCGTGGCGAGGTTCTCCGGCGAGCGCGCCGTGCGCGTGGCGAACGCGAGCGAGCGCGACTGGCTGCGCGTGGCCAGGGAGTGCGACCGCGAGATCGAGACCGAGCGCGCCGTGGCCGCCTTCGACGAGGCCGCCGAGCGCCTGGGCGTCGAGCTGCACGGCCAGAAGTCCTTCGACACGTCCGGCTACGCATACGACTGCCGCGCCGACAGCCCCAAGGGGTTCGAGGCCAAGGCCGCCGACGACCCGGAGGGCGCCGCGTGGGTGCTCATGATACCCACGGTGGCCACGCCGTACGCCTACCGCTACGTGCCGGCGGACACCGAGGAGCAGGCCGCCGCTGCCGCGCTGAACGAGCGCATCGACCGCATGGACGGCACGTGCCGCGAGGCGGTCGGCTCCATGTTCGCGCACCTCGCCGGGCGCCTGCTGGACGGCCCCTACCCCGTGAGCTCCATGGTCAAGGCGGCCTCGGCGTACCTGGGGAACCCGGCGGAGCGCTACTCGGCCTACGCCATGGCGTCCGAGGCCCTCGACGCGGCGGGCTACGACGGGCAGCGCCCCGACGGCCAGATCACCGGCATGTGCGGCGCCTACGCGCTGCACAACTGGCTGACCGATTGCACCCCCAGCGCCGCCTCGTGGAGCTGCGTGGCCGCCGGGCCGTCCAACCGCCCCAAGTGGGCCGCCGACGGCGTCGGTGCGTGGCTGGAGGCCGTGGGCGCGGCCGTCGAGGACGGCTGGCGCATGGGCGCGGGCCAGATGCAGTTGGTGGCCGAGGCCAAGGCGTGGCTGGAGGCCGAGAAGAAAGACGAGAACGAGGAGGAGAAGTAGAGATGGTGAAGATCGCATCGGTCGAGGCCGAGAACGTCAAGAGGGTGAAGGCGGTCTACCTGGAGCCGCGCGCCGAGGGGCTGACCGTCATCGGCGGCCGCAACGGGCAGGGCAAGACCAGCCTGCTCGACGCCATCGGCTGGGCGCTGGGCGGCGACAAGCTGCGCCCGTCCAACGCGGCCCGCGAGGGCGCGGCGAGCGCCCCGGCGCTGCGCGTGGTGCTGGACAACGGCATCGTGGTGGAGCGCCGCGGCAAGAACGGCTCGCTGAAGGTGACCGACCCTTCCGGCCGCAAGTCCGGGCAGGCGCTGCTGAGCTCGCTGGTTGACCGCCTGGCGCTCGACCTGCCGCGCTTCATGGAGTCGAGCGACAAGGACAAGGCCGAGACGCTGCTGTCCATCATGGGCGTGGGCGACCGCCTCGCCGAGCTGGACGCCAAGGCGAGCAGCGTCTACAACCAGCGCCACGACGTCGGCGTGATGGAGCGCCAGAAGCGCGCGAGCGCCGAGGAGATGCAGTTCTGGCCCGACGCCCCGGCCGAGGAGGTCGACGCCGCCGAGCTGATCGCCGCGCAGTCCGCCATCCTCGCCAAGAACGGCGAGAACCAGCGCAAGCGCAACGAGGCGGAGCGCATCAACGGCCAGCTGGCCGCGGCGCGACAGCAGATGGCGGCGCTGAAGCAGCAGGAGTCGCAGCTGGCCGCGTCCATCGAGGCCAAGGCCGCCGAGGTGCTGAAGCTCACCATGGACGCCGCGACGGCGAGCAAGGACGCCGCGCAGCTGCGCGACGAGTCCACCGACGAGCTGCAGGCGCAGCTGGCCGCGGCCGACGCCGTGAACGAGAAGGTGCGCACCAACGCCCGCCGCGCCCGCGCCATGGCCGAGGCCGACGAGCTGAAGTCCCAGTACGACGACCTGGACGCCGAGATGGACCGCATCCGCACCGAGCGCACGGACCTGCTGCGCGGCGCCGACCTGCCGCTGCCGGGCCTGTCCGTCGACGAGGAGGCGCGCCTGACCTACGGCGGCCAGCCGTGGGACTGCATGAGCGGCAGCGAGCAGCTGAAGGTGGCCACGGCCATCGTGCGCCGCCTGAAGCCGGAGTGCGGCTTCGTGCTGGTCGACAAGCTGGAGCAGATGGACCTGCAGACGCTGGCCGAGTTCGGCGCGTGGGCCGAGTCCGAGGGCCTGCAGGTGATCGGCACGCGCGTGTCCACCGGCGGCGAGTGCAGTTTGGTCATTGAGGACGGCCGCGGTCAGCTCGGCGAGCCCAACGGCGCAGACAAGGCCGAGGCGCCCGCGCCCGCGGCGCCGGCCGGATGGGAGATCAGGTAATGGGAAGCATCCAGATCACACGGGGGGCCACCGTCAAACCGCAGAAAGTCGCTATCTATGGCCCCGAGGGCATCGGCAAGACCACGCTGGCCGCGCAGTTCCCCGACCCGCTGTTCGTCGACACCGAGGGCGGCACCGAGGGCTACGACGTGGCCCGCACCCAGGCGCCGCAGAGCTGGACGGCGCTGAAGGACCTCGTGCGCGCCGTGGCCGCGGAGCGCCCGTGCGGCACGCTGGTGCTGGACACGGCCGACTGGGCCGAGCGCCTGCTGTGCGCCGAGCTGTGCGCCAAGAACAAGTGGGCCAGCATGGAGGCGCTGAACTACGGCAAGTGCTGGCAGTACGCGCTGGAGGAGTTCGGCCGCCTGCTCGACCTGCTCACCGACGTGCGCGACGCCGGCATGAACGTGGTGGTGACCGCGCACGCGACCGTGAGCAAGTTCGACCAGCCGGACGAGGCGGCGAGCTACGACCGCTGGACCATGAAGATGTACAAGAAGGACGCCGGCCTGCTGAAGGAGTGGGCGGACGCGCTGCTGTTCGTCAACTACAAGACCGTCGTCGAGATGGTCGGCGAGGGCTTCAACGCCAAGGGCAAGGCGCGCGGCGCCAAGCGCACCATCTTCACCACGCACCACGCCGCCTGGGACGCCAAGAACCGCTGGGGGCTGCCCGACGAGGTGCCGCTGGGCTACGAGGCCATCGCGCCGCACGTGCCCTCCCCCATGGCGCCCGTGCGGCCGGCCGTGGCCACGGCGCCCGCCCCGGTGCCGGCCGCGGCACCGCAGCCCGCCCCGGTACCCCAGCCGGCACCCGCGGGCGACGCCCCGGCGAGCATCCCCGGCACGGAGGGGCTGCCCGCGTTCTGGGCTCCGGCCGTCCAGCTCATGGAGCGCGACGGCGTGACGCCCGACGAGGTGCGCGGCTTCGCGGTGCTGCAGGGCCACTTCACGGCCGACACGCCGCTGGCCAACTACCCGGCCGACTACGTCGCAGGCCTGATCGTCTCGCAGTGGGCGCAGGTCGTGGCCAAGGTCATGGAGTACCGCGCGGCCGAGGACGTGCCCTTCAACTAGCAGGCGGCCGCACAGGGCGGCCGAGAAGAGAAAGGATTGAAAGATGGCAGAGATGCAGGACGTGGCGCTCGACTGGGACGTGTGCGAGGCGGACCCGGACGACGGCAGCCACGGCGGACGGACGCTGCTGCCCGAGGGCTTCTACCCCTTCCGCGTCGAGAAGATGGAGCGCGAGCGCTACCAGGGCTCGCAGAAGATGCCGCAGTGCCCCATGGCCAAGCTCACGCTGGCCGTGGCCGGCACCGACGGCCGCGAGACCAGCGTGCAGCAGCGCCTGTACATCACGCGCAACCAGCTCTGGAAGGTCTCGCGCTTCATGGAGTCGGTGGGCCGCGGCCGCAACGAGGCCGGCAAGGTGATCATCGACTGGGGCGGCATCGAGGGCATGGGCGGCTTCGTCAAGCTGAAGGTGCGCTCCTACACCGGGCGCGACGGCCAGGAGCGCCAGACCAACGACGTCGAGTGGTTCGTGAAGCCCGAGGAGCAGCAGAAGGCGTGGGAGTCCTACGACGCCGCCTGCAGGGCCGCCGCCGCGCAGGCCGCCCCGGCGCCGCAGCAGCAGGCCGCCGGATACGCCCCGCAGGCGTCCCAGGCGCCCCAGAACGGCGCGTTCGCGCCCGCGCCGCAGTACTCGCCCGCACCGGGCGCACCGGCCCCGCAGGCGGCCGCACAGGGCGTCCAGCCGCCGGCCTTCCAGCAGCAGGCGGCACCCGGCGCCTGGGGCATCCAGTAGGGAGGCGGCACCCGTGGAGCTGAGACCCTACCAGCAGGCCGCGCGCGAGGCCATCGAGCGCGAGTGGGAGGGGGGCCGGGCGCGCACGCTCCTGGTCCTCCCCACGGGGTGCGGCAAGACCGTGGTCTTCTGCACCGTGGCCAAGGACGTCGTGGACGCGGGCGGCCGCGTCCTGATCCTCGCCCACCGCGGCGAGCTGCTGCAGCAGGCCGCCGACAAGCTGCGCGCCGCCACCGGGCTGGGCTGCTCGGTCGAGCGCGCCGAGGAGACGAGCGCGGGCAGCTGGTACCGCGTGACCGTCGGCAGCGTGCAGACCCTCATGAGGCCCAAGCGCCTGGCGCGCTTCGCCCCCGACCACTTCGACGCCATCGTGGTCGACGAGGCGCACCACGCGCTGTCCGACTCCTACCAGCAGGTGCTGGGGCACTTCCCCGGCGCGAAGGTCCTGGGCGTGACCGCCACCGCCGACCGCGGGGACAAGCGCGACCTGGGCCAGTACTTCGAGAGCGTGGCCTACGAGTACACGCTGCCGACCGCCATCCGCGAGGGGTACCTGTGCCCCATCCGCGCCGAGACCGTGCCGGTGGCCATCGACCTGGCCGGCGTCAAGGTCTCCTCCGGCGACTTCGCCGCCGGCGACCTGGGCACGGCGCTGGACCCGTACCTGGGGCGCATCGCCGACGAGATGGCCGCGGCCGGGTGCATGGGCCGCAAGACCGTGGCGTTCCTGCCGCTCGTGGCCACGTCCAAGAAGTTCGCGGCGGCGCTCGCGGAGCGCGGCTTCGACGCCATGGAGGTCGACGGCGACAGCCCCGACCGCGCCGAGACGCTGGCGCGCTTCGACGCCGCCGGCCCCGGCTCGGTGCTGTGCAACTCGATGCTGCTCACCGAGGGCTGGGACTGCCCCAGCGTGGACTGCGTGGTGGTGCTCCGCGCCACCAAGGTGCGCAGCCTGTACGTGCAGATGGTGGGCCGCGGCACCCGCCTGAGCCCGGCCACCGGCAAGACCGACCTGCTGGTGCTCGACTTCCTGTGGATGACCGAGCGCCACGACCTGTGCCGCCCGGCGCACATCGTGGCCAGGTCGCCCGAGGTGGCCGAGCGCATGACCCAGATCGCCCAGACCGCCGGCGGGCCGGTCGACCTGGACGCCGTGGAGCGGCAGGCGTCCGAGGACGTCGTGCGGCAGCGCGAGGAGGCGCTGGCCGAGCAGCTGGCGTCCATGCGCAAGCGGAAGCGCGCGCTGGTGGACCCGGTGCAGTTCGCCATGAGCATCCGCTCGGAGGACCTGGCCGGCTGGGAGCCCGCGTTCCCCGCCGAGCTGGAGCCGCCGACGGACAAGCAGCTGGCGGCGCTGGAGCGCTACGGCATCTTCCCGGACGCCGTGGAGTGCCGCGGCAAGGCCAGCCTGCTGCTGGACCGCCTGGCGCAGCGCCGCCGCGAGGGGCTGGCGACCCCCAAGCAGATTCGGCGGCTGGAGTCCTACGGCTTCCGCGCCGTGGGCACGTGGCCGTTCGAGGCGGCCAGCAACATGATCGGCCGCATAGCGGCGCAGGGCTGGCGCGGCGTCCCGCGCGGCGTCGACCCGGCGACCTACGACCCGAGGAACGGGGTGTAAGCGATGGACGACTACTACAACGGCGGCGGCAGCCTGCTGGAGGACGACCTGCAGGGGCTGCTGGACGCCGTGGACCCCGCGGGGCTGGACTACCGCGGGTGGGTGGACGTCGGCATGGCGCTGGCGGCCGAGGGCGTGCCGTGGGAGGTCTGGGACGCGTGGAGCGCCCGCGACGCCGCCCGCTACCACGCCGGGGAGTGCAAGCGCAAGTACCGCACCTTCCGCGCCGGCGGCGACGGCCGCGTGAACGGCGGCACGCTCGTGCACATGGCCATGGAGGCCGGCTACGAGCCTCCCGCCGCCGACGACGTGGCGCTGGACTGGGACGTGTGCGAGGCCGACCCGTGGGACGGCCCCGGCCAGCCCGGCGCGCGCGACTGGCGCACGACCCGCCCGCAGGCGGCCCCGGCGGCCAAGCCGGCCAACGTCGTCGTGGACCCCACGTGGCTGGAGTCCGACGAGCTGCGCGAGCCAGACGCGGCGGACTGGCACCCCGGCGAGCAGCTCACGCGCTACCTGTCGGCGCTGTTCGACCCCGAGGACGTGGTGGGCTACGTCACCGAGGCGTTCGAGCGCGACGGCCGGTGGACGCCGGCGGGCAGGGGCATCTACACCCGCACCGCCGGCGAGCTGATCGAGAGCGTGGCCAAGTACGGCGACGACCTCGCCAGCTCCATCGGCACGCCCAACCCGGAGAGCGGCGCGTGGATACGCTTCAACCCGCTGGACGGCGGCGGCGTGCGCAACGACAACGTGGCGGAGTTCCGCTACGCGCTCGTGGAGTCCGACGAGATGGCGCCGGGCCGCCAGATGGCCGTCATGCGCGCCCTGGAGCTGCCCATCGCCGCCGTGGTCCACAGCGGCAACAAGTCCGTGCACGCCATCGTGCGCGTCGACGCCCGCGACTACGACGAGTACCGCAGGCGCGTCGACTTCCTGTACCGCACGTGCGCGGACAACGGCCTGAAGCTCGACACCCAGAACAAGAACCCGTCCCGCCTGTCCCGCATGCCCGGCGCCATGCGCGCCGGCCGCAGGCAGTGGATGGTGGCGGGCTCCATGGGCAGGGCGAGCTGGAAGGAGTGGCGCGAGTGGCTGGAGGAGCAGAGCGACGACCTGCCCGACCCCGAGACGCTGGCCTCGACGTGGGACGACCTGCCCGAGCTCGCGCCGCCGCTGATCGAGGGCGTGCTGCGCCAGGGGCACAAGATGCTTTTGGCCGGCCCGTCCAAGGCGGGCAAGAGCTTCGCGCTGATCGGGCTCACCGTGGCGCTCGCCGAGGGCCTGCCGTGGTTCGGCTGGAGGTGCGCCCAGGGGCGCGTGATGTACGTGAACCTGGAGCTGGACCGCGCCAGCTGCCTCCACCGCTTCCGCGACGTCTACGCCGCCATGGGGGCCGAGCCGCGCAACCTGGACAACGTGTGCATCTGGAACCTGCGCGGCAAGTCCAAGCCCATGGACCAGCTGGCCCCGGCGCTCATACGCCGCGCGGCCAGGGAGCGCCCCATCGCCGTGATCATCGACCCCATCTACAAGGTGATCACCGGCGACGAGAACAGCGCGGACCAGATGGCGGCGTTTTGCAACCAGTTCGACCGCGTGGCCGACAGCCTGGGGTGCGCGGTCATCTACTGCCACCACCACTCCAAGGGCGCCCAGGGCGGCAAGCGCTCCATGGACCGCGCCAGCGGCTCGGGCGTGTTCGCCCGCGACCCCGACGCGCTGCTCGACATGCTGGAGCTGCACGTCTCCGACGAGCTGCGCGCCCAGCTGGAGGCGCGGCGCGTGGGCGGCTGGTGCGAGGCGTGGATGGACGCCAACGCCGGGGCGCTCGGCGACTGGCGCGCCGCCGTGCCCGACGACGCCCGGGCCGCCGGCGGCGACGCGATGGTGTCGGCGTGCCGCTCGCGCGTCGAGGCGCTGAGGCCGGAGTGGGCCGGGGCGTTCCTGGACGGCGTGGTGGCCGCCCGGCACGGGGCGCGCGCCATGACCGCGTGGCGCGTCGAGGGCACCCTGCGCGAGTTCCCGCGCTTCGAGCCGGTGAACCTGCTGTTCGACTACCCCATGCACCGCATCGACGCCACCGGCGCGCTCGCCGACGCCAGCCCCGAGGGCGAGGAGCTGGGGCGCATGGACTACCGCGCCCAGGGCCGCGAGCGCAAGGCCAGGAACGACGCCCGCAAGCAGTCCGAGAAGCTGGAGGCGCTGCGCGAGGGCATGGCCGCCTGCGCAGAGGACGGGGTGGAGCCCACCGTGGCCGCCGTGGTGGAGCGCATGCCCGAGGTCGGCGGCAGGGCGCCCACCGAGGGGCAGATACGCAACTGGGTGAAAGCCTCCGCGAACGACTGGTGCCCGATCGTGTGCGAGGGCGGCAAGGGCAACCGGCCCGGCATCCTCCGCGACCCCGAGATGGAGGCGGCCATGACCGGCTGGTAGGCCGTTGTTTGGTTGGTTGGACTATCTCTAAAGAGATAAGTGTAACCACACAAGCAAAACCAGCTAGTTGGTTAGGTTGGACGGGACGTGCGTGCGGGCTGAAGCCGCGCCCGCACTCGTGCGCAGTGGCCACGCCCGCCCATCCTAACAACCAGACGAAATAAGAACGAACGAGAGGAACGAGAGATGAAGATGCACAGGTACGTGTGCGACCGCTGCGGCGAGGCCGTGGAGATGGAGCTTCCGAGGTACGCGAGGACCGTCATGCGCCACAGCGTGAGGGTGGACGGCTCCATGCACGAGCTGTGCCCGGCATGCATCCGCTCGCTGCACGGGTGGTTCGCGGCCGGCGGCAAGCGGAAGGGAGGCGAGTAGCCATGGGAGTCATCTGCAGCGCCTGCGGGCGCGACCTGGACGAGATCGGCCAGCGCAACATGGGCTGCCCGGCGGAGCCCCTGTGCGAGGACTGCTGGAACGCCGCCGTGGGGCAGTCGGTGCTCGGTGAGCTCCGGGCGCTCCGGGACAGGATAGACGAGCAGGACGACGAGCTGCGCGCGCTGAGGAAGAAGTGGCACCGCGCGCTCGGGAAGCTGGACGACAGGGAGCGCGAGCTGAGGGAGGCGAAGGCCCGCGCGAAGGACCTGGAGGAGCAGGTGGAGCACCTGGAGAGGGCGAGGGAGATACACCCCGCGCTGGCGCTCAGCCTGGCAAGGGGCGGCATCGAGAACACGCTGCGCGCGGACGCGGAGCGCGCCCAGGCGCTGCTGAGGCTGACGGAGTGCGAGATGTGGCTGGGGCGCTGCACCGCGAAGGAGGATGAGCAGTGATGGGAGACGAGAGGAAGACAGGCCTGGACAGGACCGTGGAGCTGGTGGTTCCGATGGCCGAGGCCCCGGCGTGGCTGGGGGTGCTGGCGCTGCGGCGCTCGATCGGGAAGTGCTACGAGGCGAACCACGAGCGCGCCGCGGCGCTGGAGAGGCTGGACGAGTGCGCGCTGCTGCTGACCAGGTGCACCGCGAGGGAGGTGGACTGATGGGCATCACGATCATGGACACCGACCTGCCGCAGACCTCCCCGCTGCCGCAGGTGCCGCGCGTGCGGTACACGGACGCGGACGGGCGCGTCCACGAGGGGTGGTACGCGTTCCACGAGGCGCGGCAGACGTGCCCGCTGGGGAACGACCGCCTGCGGCCCGGGGACTGCATGCACCTCATCGTCTCCGACGGCTTCGCCGACTGGAACATGCCGCGGGACGTGAGGGTGCAGGCCATCGAGCCGGACGGCGGCGAGGTCGAGCTGCTGGGCGGCGGGGCCGCCGGGTGCCGGCTGGCCGCGGAGAACCTGCTGGAGCTGCTGGCCGGGCTGCCGGACTCGCTGGCGCGGACGCTGGCGACGAGGGCGGCCGAGGAGTGCGCGCTGTGGATAGGCGAGATCGAGGAGGACGAGTGATGGACGGGAAGACGGAGGGGCCGAGGCGCAGGCCCAGCATCGAGGTGCGCTGCCCGAAATGCGGGACGCGCGCGGTGTGGCACAGGCTGCCGAGGGCCGGCGACGAGTGCCGCTGGTGCGGGCACGCGTTCACTGACTTCAAATGGCACGAGACCAAGGGGGTGCGCGGTGGACGCGGGACCGAATAGGGGCTGCCTGCTCGTGCTGCTGGCGGCGCTCGCCATCGACCTCATGGTGCTGCGCGGGTGCATGGCGCTCGCCGCGGCGCTGGCGGGGTAGCAAGGCGACAACAACCGGATACTGTGGGCACGCCGGGCGGGCTGGGCCCGGCGGGTCTCCTCCACGGGGCCGCCCTTCGGGGCGGCCCCTTCGCTTTTGGCGACACGTGGCCGACACTGCCGCCCATGGGAAGCAACAGGACCGACATACTCACGCCGGCGCAGGAGCGCTACTGCCAGGAGAGGGCGAAGGGGGCCACGCAGCGCGCGGCCTACCGTGCCGCATACCCCAAGGCCGAGAGGTGGCGCGAGAGCGCCGTCGACCCCGCCGCGTGCCGCCTGGAGGCCACGGCCAAGGTTTCGGCAAGGCTCCGGGAGCTGCAGGAGGCCGCCGCCCGCGCCGCCACCGTCACGCGCGCCGAGATCATCGACGCCCAGGGGCTGCTGCTGCGCAAGGGCCGCGAGGCCGTGGAGCGGCACTCGCTGGCGGACAAGGAGATGGCGGCCGCCGTCAAGGCGCTGGCCGACGCCTCCGACCGCCTCATGGAGTGGCTGCCCGAGGAGGCGCCCGAGGAGGGCGCCGCGTTCGTGCGCGACTTCGCGCTGCTGCTGGCGCCGCCGTTCCTGGAGCCGCACCGCATGATCGCCGGCGGCCACCGCGGCGACATATGGCTGGCCGGCGGCCGAGGCTCCACGAAGTCCTCGTTCTGCTCGCTGGAGGTCGTGAGGTACATCGAGACGCACCCCGACCAGCACGCCGTCGTGCTCATGAAGCGCAAGGCGGACCTGCGCGACGCGGCCTACGCCCAGACCGTCTGGGCCATCCGCGCGCTGGGGCTGGAGGGCGAGTACGACATGCCCGAGTCCACGCTGCGCATCACCAGGCGCTCGACCGGGCAGAAGATCATCTTCCGCGGCTGCGACAACGCCAACAAGATCAAGTCGATAAAGGTGCCGTTCGGCTACGTGGGCTGCGCGTGGTTCGAGGAGGCCGACCAGTTCGCCGGCATGGCCGAGATACGTAAGGTCACGCAGTCCCTCACGCGAGGCGGCGAGGGCTGCGTGCGCCTGTACTCGTTCAACCCGCCGCGCTCGGCGCGCTGCTGGGTCAACGCCGAGATGGAGCGCCGCGAGGCCGCGGGCCTGCCCGTGTTCCGCTCGACCTACCTGGACGTGCCGCCGGAGTGGCTGGGCGGGCAGTTCATCGAGGACGCCGAGAGCCTGAAGGCGGCCGACGAGCGCGCGTACCGCCACGAGTACCTGGGCGAGCCGGTGGGCATCGGCACCGAGGTGTTCGACAACGTGACGTTCCGCGCCATCACGGACGACGAGGTGGCGCAGTTCGAGCGCCTGCGCTTCGGCCAGGACTTCGGCTGGTACCCCGACCCGTGGGCGATCACGGGCAGCGAGTGGCGCCCCGGCGGCCGCGCGCTGCTCACCTTCTGCGAGGACGGCGCCAACAAGCTGCCGCCCGACGGGCAGGCCGAGCGCGTCAAGGCGCTGCTCACGTGGGACGGCGGCGACGGGCGCCCGGCCTACCACCACCTGCCGGTGCTGTCCGACGACGCCGACCCCACGGCCATCGCCGTGCAGCGCGACCACGGCGTCAACGCCAGGGCCGCCGGCAAGGGCAAGCCGGGACGCATGGCCAGCTACCGCTTCCTGCAGTCGCTGTCCGAATGGGTCATCGACCCGGAGCGCTGCCCGAGGCTGGCCGCGGAGGTGCGCGCGCTGGAGTACGCGCAGACGCCGGACGGCGAGGTGCTCAACGAGATACCCGACGGGAACGACCACTGGGTGGACGCTACCCGATACGCAACGATGGACGAGGCGCGCAGGGCGCGCGGATACAGGAAGGCGGAATAGGGCATGGCAGTGGACGAGTTCAGCGTGCCGGCGCACGTGACCAAGAAGCTGAAGGAGCTGGGGTACGCCGTCGACACCTCGATGGACACCTACATCCAGTCGTGGTTCGACTGGTACAGCGGCAAGGACGACTGGTACCGGGACGGCTACACCGACCTGCAGGGCCGCCGCCGCACCCGCAACCGCATGAGCATCCGCCCCGCCAAGCGCGTGGCGTCCGAGTGGGCCAGCCTGCTGATCACCGACGACACGCAGGTGAGCGTGGAGGCCGACGCCGCGAACAAGTGGCTGCAGGACTGGCTGGACCGCGCCAACTTCTGGCCCACCGGCCAGATGGTCGTGGAGAAGGCGTTCGCGCTGGGCACCGCCGCGTGGGCGCTGTGGCTGGACGTGCGCGACGAGGGCGCCGAGCTGAAGGTACGCCGCTACGACGCCCGCATGGTGCGCCCGCTGTCATGGGACGAGGAGGGCGTGAGCGCGTGCGCGTTCGTCACCCGCGCCGCCGTCGCCGGCAAGCGCGTCGACCAGCTGCAGGTGCACGCGCCGGACCCGGTGACCGGCACCTACCACATCAGCACCTACCTGTTCAGCGAGGGCGAGGAGCAGGACGCGGAGGCCGCCGGCGTCATCGCCGACTTCGACACGCTGCAGGACTGCCCCACGTTCGGCATCATCCGCCCCGCGCTGGAGAACACCGTGGTGGACCTGTCACCGTTCGGCCAGTCCGTGTTCGCCGACGCGCTCGACGCCATCAAGGCCGTGGACCTCGCCTACGACTCCATGTTCCAAGAGGTCGAGCTGACCGCCGCCAAGGTGTTCGTGGACGAGAGCATGGTCGACGTGCGCAGCGAGAACGGCAAGGTCATACCCTCGCCGCGCATCGAGGGCCGCCTGTTCCGGCGCCTCGCCGGCCAGGACCCGACCAAGAACCTGATCAGCATCTACAGCCCCGAGATACGCGTGGAGCCGCTGCGCTCCGCCTTCGACATGGCGCTCGCGGAGCTGGGCGACCTGTGCGGCTTCGGCCAGCAGTACTTCGCGCTGGACAAGTCCGGCGGCCTGAAGACGGCCACCGAGGTGGCGGCCGACAACTCCGCGCTCATGCGCAACGTGCGCAAGCACGAGAACGTGCTGCGCGGCGCCGTCCAGCGCGTGGTGACCAGCCTGCTCAACTGCGCCCGCATCCACTGCGGCGCGGCCGTCGAGGAGGACTTCGGCGCCGTCAAGGTCCAGTTCGACGACTCCGTGATCGCCGACACCCAGACCGAGAAGAACATGGCGCTGGCCGAGATAGCCGCGCTGGGCGTCCCGGAGCTGAAGCAGCGCTACCTGATCGACTGGTACGGCTTCAGCAAGGAGGAGGCGGCCGCGGCCGTGCCCTCCGCCCAGCTGCTCGACGAGGGCTTCTGATGCTGTCCCCGGAGGCGCTGGAGGAGGCCGGCGAGGCGCTGGCGCGCGTGTACCGCGGCATAGAGGCCGACATGCTGAACTACCTGGTGGACCTCATGCTGTCCGGCGCCGGCGTGACCTCCAGGAGCGTGACGGCCGCGGCGCTGCTGGGCCAGACCCACGCCGACGAGCTGCGCCGCATCATCGAGCGCCACGCCGGCGAGGTGGACGCCGAGCTGCGCGCCACCGTCGAGAAGTTCATGAGGGCGTCCGACGCCGACGACATGGAGCGCCTGGGCAGGCCCGGCACCGAAAAGGCGTGGCCGCGCCAGATGGACGCCACCGTGCGGGGGCTGGCCGCCATCCTGCAGCGCGACAACCTGCACATGGAGCAGGGCGCCCTCGACGCGTTCCTGTCCGCGTCCACCGAGGCCATCGCCCGCGTGAACTCCGGCGCCTCCACGGCCGAGCGCGCGCTGCACTCCGCGGTGCGCAGGCTGGAGCGCGACGGCGTGAGCGTGGTGCAGTACCGCGACGCCGCCGGCAACCTCACCGTGCGCAACCGCGTGGACGTGGCCGTGCGCCGCCACGTGCGCACCCAGATCGCCCAGGACGGCGCCCGCATGACCGCGAGGACCATGGACGAGTACGGCGTGCAGCTGGTCGAGGTATCGAGCCACCCCAACGCGCGCCCGAGCCACGCCGCGTGGCAGGGGCAGGTGTACGGCTGGCGCGGCGCCGTGAGCATCGACGGCCGCTCGTACGAGGGGCTGGAGGCGGCCACGGGCTACGGCTCGGTGGACGGCCTGCTGGGCGCCAACTGCCGCCACTCGTTCGGCCCGTACCTGCCGGGCGCGCCGCGCGCCTACGAGCGCGACCCCAAGCACGCCAGCGGCCTGCCGGGCGAGGAGGTCTACAGGCTGGAGCAGAGGCAGCGCGCCGGCGAGCGCGCCATCCGCGAGGCCAAGCGCGAGCTGGCCGGCGCCCGCAAGTGCTACGACGTCTCCCCCACCAACGCCGCACGCGTCGAGGTCGTGAGGGCGCAGGACCTGCTGGCGCGCAGGCAGGATGCCATGCGCCGGCTGGTGAAGGAGTCCAACACCAGGAGCCTGACCGGGCACCCGGTGCTCCACCGCCACCCCGCGCGCGAGTGGGCCGGGGACATGCCCGGCGGCGCATGGGTCAAGTCGAGCGGCCGCACGCTGGCGCAGCTGATGGACGGGAAGGCGGCCAGGGAGGCGATGGCGAGGGCCGGCGCCAGCCGCACGGCCATCACCAAGGCCGTGGCCGAGGAGATGAAGCTGCAGGGCATGAAGGCGTCCGACTTCTCGACGCTCACCGCAGGCGAACAGCGCCGCATCTTCAACGCCGCCGTGCCGGGCGTCACGCCCGTGAAGGACGGGCGCAGGCAGTTCCTCAAGATCGCAGGGGAGCACGACCGCGAGGCCGACCTGGCGGCGGTGAACCCGGGTTTCACATCGAGGGACCCGAAGTGGACGCTGAACTGCCAGCGGTGCGTCCCGTCGTACGAGATGCGCCGCCGCGGCTTCGACGTGGTGGCCAAGCCCCGCATCGTCGACGAGAGCGGCAGCCCGAAGGACACCGACCCCATGAACGCCCAGTGGTCCAAGGTGTTCGACGGGCAGGAGTGGAAGCGCTGCGGCGGCAAGAGCGGATGCGACAAGCTGCTGAAGAGCTGGGGCGACGGGGCCCGTGCCGAGGTATACGTGATATGGCCGAAGAAGCGCGGCGGCGGCGCGCACGTGTTCGCTGCCGAGAACATCGGCGGCGAGATCAGGTACATGGACCCGCAGAGCGGCAGGACCGACGTATCCGGGTACTTCAAACTGGCAAAGCCGGGCGGTACAATGGCATCGAGAATCGACGGGCTCGACCCGTCCGACACGATAGAGCTGTGCTGCACGAGCAGGAAGGGGTGACGACATGGAGCTGAAGGAAGCCAAGAAGCTGGCGCAGGCCGCCATATCGGACGGCCAGCGGCTCACCGCCGCGTTCGACGGCGGCGCGCACTGGTTCTTCTCCGTCGGAGATTCCGTGGCCGACGTCGTTCCCGGCTGCTCGCCCATCGCCATCGACAAGGCGAGCGGCGCGGCGAGCTACCCCATTCCGTCGATACCGTCCATCCTGACCGGGCAGGCGCCGACGGCAGCCGAGGCCGAGATGGAGCAGGCGCGCGAGGTTGCGCTGGCATAGCCGAACACGCACAACAGAACAGAACGAGGCGAGGGCCGTCCGCAGGGGCGGCCCTTCCTTTTGGCGGGCGACACGTGCCCGACCATCCAAGCTGCGCGGGCACCCGGCGGCAACGGGGTGCGGCGCGGCAGCGGCGGCAACAGCTGCAAGTACCGAAGCGCGCAGTGAAGCGCGGCAACCAAACACCGGAAAGGACTGGTACGGACATGGGAGCACAGCAACCGCAGGGGCAGCAGACCGACCCGCAGGAGGGCCAGCAGGCCGCAGAAGGCGCCGACGGCGGCACCCAGGCACAGCAGCCCCAGAAGCCGGCTAACGAGCCGGCAGGCGGCACCACGGAGCCGCAGGGCGGCGATGGCGGCGCAACCGTCAACCGCCACAAGTACGAGCGCGACCTGAAGGCCAAGGACGACGAGATCGAGAAGCTGCGCGCGCAGCTCGACGAGGCGGCCAAGACCAAGGAGGGGCGCGAGGAGCTGCAGAAGAAGCTCGACGAGATGAAGGCGTCCATGGCGAGCGAGAAGGCGGCCTACCGCCTGGAGATCGCCGGGTGCAAGAACGTCAAGGCGGCCAAGGCGCTGCTGGACGACTACGAGGGCGACGTGGACAAGCTGAAGGAAGCCTGCCCGTACCTGTTCGAGGAAGCCAAGAAGACCGGCTCCACGGGGTTGAAGCCCGTGGGCACGGCCAAGGACGACGACGCGGCGCTCGACCGCGCCTTCGGCCTGAAGAAGTAGAGAGGGGCAGCAAATGGCTGCAACCAACGACCTATCCAACTGCATCGACAAGTTCACCAACCGACTCGACAAGGTCATCGCGCAGGAGACCGTCACCGGCGACCTGAACATGAACCAGGACCTGGTTGGCGAGATGAGCGGCAACGGCAAGATCGAGATCGCCAGCATCGACATGGACGGCCTGGCCACCCACAAGCGCGGCCAGGGCTTCACCAAGGGCGGCATCTCCGTCACCTGGCAGCCCTACCAGCTGCAGTACGAGCGCGACCGCGAGTTCAACATCGACGTGCTCGACGACGACGAGCGCGCCAAGCTCGTCTCCGCCAACGCCATGGGCGAGTTCACCCGCACCAAGGTGGTGCCCGAGGTGGACGCCATCCGCTTCGCCAAGCTCACCCAGAACGCCGGCACCACCGTCAAGAAGGACCTGTCCGGCGCCGACGAGACCGTGGCCGCCGTGCTGGAGGCCGAGCAGTGCATGGAGGACCACGGCGTGAAGCTGTCCCAGTGCCTGTTCTACCACTCCGCCGCCACCAAGAAGCTGCTGCGCCTGTCCAACAAGTACCAGCTGTCCGCCGGCGAGTCCCCGAACAGCAACTTCGGCACCTACGACGAGATGAAGATGATCGGCGTGGCCGGCGACCGCTTCTACTCCGCCATCAAGTTGCTGGACGGCACCACCTCGGGCGAGGAGAAGGGCGGCTACGAGAAGGCCGAGGACGGCAAGGCGCTGAACTTCATCGTCATGGCCCCCGAGGCCGCCGCGGCTATCTCCAAGCACGAGAAGCTGCGCTACTTCTCGCCCGACGTGAACCAGGACGACGACGCCCACAAGTGGCAGTATCGCCTGTACCACGACCTGATCGTGTACCTGAAGAAGAAGGGCCTCATTTACGCCCACGTCGCGGTGACCGCCTAATGGCCACCATCGTGGGGCTGACCTTCCCCGAGGAGCCGGCCGAGAAGCCGGCGGAGGCCAGCCAGGAGCAGGTTCCCGAGCCGGAGCCCGAGCCGGCGGCGGAGCCCGAGGAGCCGGCCGAGAAGCCGGCCCGCAAGCCGCGCAAGAGGGCCGCGGCCAAGGCAGCGGAGGCGGAGTAGCCATGCTGCCGGAGGTCGAGAGCGCCGACTACCACGGCGCAAACACGTGGGACGACGTGCGCCCGCACCTGGGCGCCGCCGTGGCCGCCGTGCGCGAGGTGATCGGCTTCAACGAGCCGGAGGGCGAGGCGCAGGTGGAGGCGTACAAGGCCGCCGTCTGCGCGGCGCTGGACGTCGACGCGGCGTACGGCTTCTCCGGCGGCATCGAGGCGTCCGGCTCCGTCCGCCTGGGCTCGCTCACCATCGAGCAGGGGCAGGGCGGCGGATACGACGCCGCTATGGACCGGGCGGTGCGCCGCGCGCTGTCCGGCTCCGGCCTCCTGTACCAGGGTCTGGGGTGATTTGCATGGTGCCCATACCCAAGCGCCTGCTGCCCAGCCGCGCCGAGGTGCGCGTGCCCGAGGAGGAGGACGGCCGCCAGGGCTTCTCCGACAAGAGGCTCCTGCTGGGCGTGCGCTACGAGCAGAGGGCGTCCGTGCGCGCCACGGACTACCAGCTGCAGGACGCCACGACCGGCCTGCTGTTCATCGACGCCGTGAACACGGCGGGGGCCATGGAGCTGCCGGCCGGCAGCCTCGTCTCCGTCGACGGCGCCACCGAGTGCTGCGTCGCGTCGTGCACCCGCTACGTCGACGAGCGCGGCCACGTGCACCACTGGGAGGTCGAGCTGAAGTGAGCATCGCCGTGGACGTCGTCACCGCCGGCATCGACCTGGCGACCGCGCCGGCCGAGTGCAAGAGGCGCCAGGTGCTGTACGCGCGCCGCTGCGCGTTCACCATGCGCAAGTACGTGCCGGTGCTGGAAACCCCGCTGCGCTCCAGCGAGCCGGTCAACTCCGACTACGGCGCGGGCATCCTCACGTGGAACACGCCCTACGCGGCGCGGCAGTACTACGAGCCGATGAACCACACCGACCCGGCGACGACCGACCACTGGGACGAGAAGTGCCAGCGCGAGGACGGCGACGACCTGCGCGAGTTCGCGCGGCGCCTGTACATGGACTACTAGGAGGCACGCACATGGAAGAGAACGGCACGCTGGACCTCGTGGACGTGGTGAAGGGCCGCCTGGAGGCGGCCGGCGTCCGCGACGTGTTCACCTACCTGCCGGACACCCGGCGCCACGCCGAGTTCTGCGCCATCCGCACGGGCGTGCCCGGCAGCGAGGACGGGTACTTCGACCTCGCCTTCGACACGGCCGTGCGCCTGAGCCTGTTCTTCGCGCGCCGCGTCGAGCTGGATGCCATGGCGGACGCGCTCCTGGCGGAGCGCACGCTGCGGACCGTGCCGCTCGACAGCGCCAACGGCAGCTACCGCATGATACGCATCGAGACAGTGAAGCCGCGCCCGGTCCAGTGGGACGAGAGCGGCCGCAACGTGTGGGTGGTCGAGGCCACCGCGCACATCGAGATCAAGGAGTTTTAGAAGATGGATATCGGTTTCGCGCTGAACTACCAGCACGTGGTCGAGGTCGACACCACCCCGGACGGCGACAAGCGCCACTGGGCATGGGTCGGCCCCGGCATCTCCAACATCGGCAAGGACAACAGCGAGAGCACGAGCGAGGACGCCTACTACAACGGCGGCGGCAACACCAAGACCGACGTCACCGGCGTTAGCGCCAAGTACAGCGTCGAGGGCCACCGCCTGATCGGCGACCCGTTCCAGGACTACGTGGCCTCCATCGAGGACGGCATCGGCGCCGAGCGCGAGACGACCTACCGCGTCACCGACCCGACCGGCAAGTGCATCGAGGCGCCATGCACCGTCCTCGATATCGCGGCCAACGGCCCCAACGGCGCCGCCAACGAGAAGACGAGCTTCAAGTGCTCGCTGTCCCGCTCCGGCGTGGCCACCGTCGTGACCCCCGCCGTCGGCACCCTGCTGCCCGAGTCCGTCAACGTGGCGCAGGAGGTGACCGTGGCCGTCAACAAGTCCGCGACCGCCGTGAAGCCGTCCGTGCTGCCCGAGGGCGCGTCCACGCGCTGCCTGTTCGCCATCGAGGACACCTCCATCGCCCGCGTGGGCACGGACGGCACCGTGACCGGCATGAAGGCCGGCAAGACCCGCCTGGCCGTCAAGTGCGCGGCCAAGCCGTCCGTCTCCACCGTCGTGGAGGTGACCGTCACCGCGTAGCGCGGGGCGACAGCCGGGGGAACATCTGCCGAGGAGGCCGGGGCTACGCGCTGCAGCCCCGGCCTCCTTTCTCTTGAACGCAGCGCACGATGGGAAGGCAGCGCAACCATGAAGACACTGAAGGTAAGGAAGTCGTTCGAGCGCTTCGAGGTCGAGGTCGGCGACGAGACGGTGGAGTGCACCATCGACTGCACCGACGGCACCGTCAACGCTTTGGCGGCCAAGTGCATCAAGGCGCGCCAGCAGGCGCTCGCGCTCGATACGCTGAAGGAGAAGACGTTCGACCGCAAGAAGCTGAACAAGCTGTCCGAGGACATGGCCGCCATCATCGGCCCCATCATCGTCGAGGGCATCGGCGAGGAGTCCTACGACGCCATCCTCACGGCGTGCGGCGACGGCGTGAAGCTGAAGCCGGCGCAGTGCAACCTCGTCATGGTCCAGGTATTCGCCACCGTGTGCCAGGCGATCTTCGACCGCCTGAACGACGTGAAGCAGAGCAAGGCAGCGCACTACCTACAGGACGTGGTGGCAGATGCGCAGAAGCCTGACGACGAGAAGCGGGACCGTTAACGGACGGTTCTGCACAACTTACGAATACGAGGGGGCGGAGTACGACGTGTGCGACTCCGCCCTCAACGCCATGCTGGTGAACGAGCTGTTCGCCGACACCGAGCTGAGCGAGGAGGACAAGCAGCTGCTACTCCCCGCCATGCTGTTCGCCGACCTGCCCGCCGCCATCGAGACGGCCGGGCGCGAGGGCTTCTGGGACATGGTGGACGCCGTGCTGTGGGACGCCATGGGCGTGGACCTGTACGGCACGAGGGGCGCCGCCGGTGCCGAGGAGCCCGTGTTCGACTGGGACGAGGACGCCGGGCGCATCCGCGCCTCGCTGCTGCAGGCGTACGGCCTCGACTGGGACGCCGTTGCCGGCTCCATGAGCTATGGCGCGTTCCTCGACCTCGTGGCCGGCCTGATGGAGTCCGGCGAGACGCCGCTGCAGCAGGCGATCTACTACCGCACGGCCAAGTGCCCCAGGGAGGACAAGAACAACAGGGGATACGTGGAGGCGTTCCGCGCCCGCGCGGCGCACTTCGCGCTGCACGCCGACCGCACCGAGGCCGGCCGCATGGACGCGGCCAACGGCGCCATGGCGTCCGCCTTCGCCGCCGAGTTCGCCGCAGCGGAGCGGGCGGTGAGGGCCGATGGGTAGCGCATCCAACGCCGTCTCCGTCCTCGCGCGCCTGGACGACCAGGGCGTGGTCTCCGGCCTGAAGAAGATCAAGGTCTCCATGGAGGAGATCAAGGGCAAGGACGGCAAGCTCAACTGGGAGGGCCTGAAGAAGGGCGGCTCCGCAACCAAGGCGCTCGGCGAGGGCATCACCGACCTGGGGCGCTCCATGACGCTGGGGCTCACCGTGCCCATCGTTGCGGCGGGCGGCGCGGCCACCTCCGTGGCGGCCAACTTCGACGACGCCATGAGCCAGGTGCAGGGCGCGCTCGGCGGCGCATCCGCCGACATGGACGGCCTGCGCAACCTCGCGCTGCAGCTGGGAGCCGACACCGTGTTCAGCGCCACCGAGTCCGCGCAGGCCATGGTGGAGCTTGCCAAGGGCGGCCTGACCGAGGCCCAGATCAAGGGCGGCGCGCTCGCGGCGTCCATGGACCTCGCCGCCGCCGGCCAGCTCAACCTCGCCGACGCCGCGGCCACCACGGTGCAGATGATGGGCAGCTTCGGCCTGGGCGCCGGGGACGCCACCCGCATCGCCAACGCGCTCGCCGGCGCCGCCAACGCCTCCTCCGCCGACGTCTCGGACCTCACGCAGGCCATGAGCCAGTGCAGCGCCCAGGCGTCCCTGGCCGGATGGAGCCTGGAGGACACGGCCGCGGCGCTCGCCCTGTTCGCCGACCACGGCGTGAAGGGCTCCGACGCCGGCACCAGCCTGAAGACTATGCTGCAGCGCCTAGCCGCGCCCACCGACCAGGCCGCCGAGGCCATCGCCGCCTACGGCCTGAACATCCGAGACTCCAACGGCAAGATGAAGGACATATCCGGCATCGCCGACGAGCTGACCGGCAAGCTGGGCGGCCTGTCCGACGCCGAGCGAGACGCAGCGCTCCAGACCATCTTCGGCTCCGACGCCTCGCGCGCCGCCGCCATCCTGATGCAGTCCGGCAGCGAGGGGCTGGCCAAGTACATCGCCGCGACCAACGACGCCACCGCCGCCGAGACCATGGCCAACGCCCAGAAGGGCGAGCTGTCCTGGGCGCTGGAGAACATGGGCGGCGCCGTCGAGTCCGCGGCCATCGCTTTCGGCACCGCGCTGGCCCCCGCCATCACCGCCGTGGCCGGCGTGATAGGCAACGTCGCCGAGGCGTTCGCATCGCTGCCGGCGGGCGTGCAGACCGGCATCGCCGTGGTGCTCGCGCTCGTGGCCGCGCTGGGCCCGCTGCTGATGGTGATCGGCTCCGTCGTGGCGGCGCTGCCGGCCATCTCCGAGGGCTTCGCCGTGCTGGGCGGCGCGCTGGCCATCCCGCTGGCGCCGGCCGCCGCCGTGGTGGCCGCCATAGCCGCCATAGCCGCGGCCATCTACGCCGCGTGGACCACGTCCGAGACGTTCCGCGCCGCCGTGATGGCAGGCGTGGACGCCATCAGCTCCAAGGTGCAGGAGATATGCGCGTTCCTCGCGCCGTACGTGCAGGCGTTCCTCGACCAGATCGTCTCGACCGTGCAGGTGGCCATGGACACGCTGGGCCCGATTATCGGCGCCGCGCTGACCGTCATCGTCGATATCGTCGTGCCCATCCTGACCTCCATCATGGACACCGTGGCCAGCGTCCTCGCCACGATACTGGCCACGGTGACCAACATCATGGCCGCCGTGAGCACCGTCATACAGGGTGCATGGCAGATAATCTCCGGCATCTTCCAGACCGTGCTGGGTGTGATCCTCGCCGTGACCACCGGCGACTTCACGATGCTGCAGCAGGGCGTGACCTCGATTATGCAGGGCACGATGGTAGCGATAAACGGGGTCATGCAGACCATCCTGTCCATCGTCTCCGGCGTCTGGAACGCCGTGAAGGCCGTGTTCATCGGCGCGTGCAACGCCGTCTCCGGTGCCATCTCCGGCGCGTTCAACGGCATCAAGTCCGTTATCGACAGCACGATGAACGGCGCGAAGAGCACCGTGTCCGGCGCGCTCAGCGCCATCAGCAGCTTCTTCGCAGGACTCCACCTGCAGTTCCCGCACATCAACCTGCCGCACTTCTCCATCAGCGGAGACTTCAGCATCGTGCCGCCGAGCGTGCCGTCCATCTCGGTGAGCTGGTACCGCACCGGCGCCATCGCCATGGGCGCCAGCGTCGTCGGCATCGGCGAGGCAGGCCCCGAGGCCGTCGTGCCGCTGTCCGGCCGCGAGATGGACCCGTACGCGGACGCCGTGGCCCGCCGCCTGGCGGCGCGCGGGGCGGGTGCCGGGGCCGGCGGCACGACCGTCTACAACATAGGCGACGTCACGCTGAACATGGAGCAGCTGCGCGACCTGGCGACGCTGGAGGACTTCGTGGACCTCGTGCTGGACGCCAAGCGCGCGAACCCGACGAGAGCGAGAGGATAGAGCATGGCGAAGGGATACTTCGGAGAGAAGGCCGGCCCCGGCGCGCACATGCGGGCGTACGTGGAGTGCAAGACCACGGCGCAGGAGGAGGGGCGCGCCTACGTCCAGTACAAGCGCAGCATCCGCGTGGACGACGGCAACTTCGGCGGCACCATCGTCGACCGCAACTGGGGCGGCCAGGTGCAGCTGTACGGCCCCAACTGGTACGGCGATTCCGGCTGGATCAACTACGGATGGGTCAATTACGGCGAGCAGGCCGTCATCACGGCCACAATCTCTTACCTGAGCTGGTCCGGCATCCACTACAACTCGTCCGTGACCGCCCGGTACAGCCCGGACGTCCCCACGTGGCTGCCCAACGCGGTGAGCCAGTGCAGCGCCGTGCTGGACGGCGGCAAGATCAAGGTCAAGTGGAGGAACAACAACACCACCACGCGCCCCTACGCCGGCATCTACGTCGACGTCTCGGTGGACGGCGGGGACTTCGCCCTCCACAAGGACGTCGACGGCGGGGACACGGAGTGCGAGTACGCGTGCGAGCCGAACCGCGTGTACGAGTTCCGCGTGCTGCCGCACAACGCGGCGGGCAACGCCGGATCGCACACCTACACGGGCAAGGTCTGCACGCTGCCGGCCCCGCCCACGGACGTCAAGGTGGCCCGCCTGAGCGATACCGAGAACGCCGTCACGTTCAGGCATGGCTCGGACTATGACGACCTGTATCTCGCCCACGACGTGCAGCGCCAGATGGACGACGGTGCGTGGTCCGACTTCGCCGCGGTCGAGCCGGCCGGCACCCGGTGCCCCGACCGCTCGACGAGCGCGAACCACTCGTGGCGCTACCGCGTCCGCAGCCGAAACTCGGCCGGCGCGTCCGACTGGGTGTACACGGAGACCGTCTACAACACGCCGGCAGCCCCGGGCAAGATCGCCATGGCGCGCGTCTCGAACACCCGCGTGCGCGGCACGTTCGACAACCCGGCGAACACGGCCACGTCCGCCGAGATAGAGCGCAGCCAGGACATGGAGGAGTGGACGGCGGTGCGCACCGTCGAGGGCCACGTGACGTCGTTCGAGGACGACCCCGGCGGCGGCACGTGGTACTACCGCGTCCGCAACGCCCGCGGCGAACTGAGGAGCGCCTGGACGGCCAGCAGAGGCATCGTGACCATCTGCGCGCCGGCGGCGCCCACCGTCACCTCGCCGTCCTCCTCGCAGGTCATCCCCAAGACACAGGCCTCCATCGCCGTCACGTGGCGCCACAACCCCATCGACGGCTCCGCGCAGACGGCCGCCCAGTGGCGCTGGAGCACCGACGGCAAGACCTGGACGACCGTCGACGTCTCCGGCGAGGCGTCGAGCGCGACGCTGGCCAACTCCTTCGCGGTCAACACCCGCCTGTCCGTGCAGGTGCGCACCAGGGGCGCCCATGCCGACTTCGGCCCGTGGTCGCCCGCCGTGGCCACCTACGTGCGCCAGGTGCCCACGCTGTCCATCGAGGAGCCGGCCGACGGCTTCACGGTCGAGACCGTGCCCGTGCACGTCCGCGTGCGCTACAGCGACCCGAGCGGCACCATGGCCGCCGGCACGCTCAACGTCTACGACGCGGCGGGCACCACCGTGTACAGCCGCGACCTCGCCGCCGGGCTGGAGTTCGACATACCGGCCTCCGAGTGGCTGCCGGCCGACGGCGCCGCGTACAGGCTGGCAGCCACCGCCCGCTCGTCCTCGACGCTGCAGGGCTCGGCCGAGCGCTCCGTCTCGGTGCGCTACAGCCTGCCGGCGCCCGCCATCGTCGACGCCGTGCCGGACCCGGCGACCGGCCGCGTGGCCATCACGGTGCACGCGGGCGTCGAGGACGGCGCCGCGCCCATGGAGTCGGCGAGCGTCTGGCGCAACGTCGGCGGCGTGCGCACGCTGCTGGCCGACGGCCTGCACGACGGCGCGGAGCTCACGGACGAGTACGCGCCGCTCAACACGGACTACGCCTACGAGACCGCCAGCATAGCCGCGTCCGGCGCCGTGCGCGAGACGAGGTTCCCGGGGCACATCGACTCGGGCCACGTGTTCGTCTACTGGTCCGGCGGCATCGCCCGCGGCAGGTACAACCCAGCAGACGAGATCGCCGTCGAGCCGGAGTTCTCCACGTTCCGCCTGGCCGGCAGGCGCTACCCGGTGGGCGTGTCCTCCGACCGCGTGGCCGAGAAACACACGGCGTCCGTGACGCTGAACAGCCGCGAGGAGGCGCTGGCGTTCTACCGCGCGGTGTGCAGCGGCGAGCGGCTGGTGATGAAGACGCTGTACGGCTTCGTCTTCCCGTTCATGGCCACGGCCAAGCTGGCGCCGTCGCTGGGCAACGCGGAGCGCCAGTGGAGCGTGAGCCTGGAGGCCACGAGGCTGGACGGTGAGGGCCTATGAGGTGGCACGGCAACCGCTACCACGAGCACTGGACGTTCCGGCGCGTCAAGTGGCCGGGGATGGAGGAGGCGGAGGACTACGGCCAGATCACCGGCGGCAAGTCCTCCGAGAGCCAGTTCAAGGAGCTGAAGGCCACCGGCTCCATCGACTACGAGGGCTCCACGGTACCAGACGAGGACGACGCCGTGCGCGTGTACTACGGCTTCACCGACGACGCCGGCGAGAGCTGGGAGGGGCCCGTGGTGACCGGCTTTTTGGAGCTGGGCGAGACCGACCTGGACGGCTCGCTGGTGAGCGGCAGCGCCGACCTGTCCGGCATGCTCACCGTGGCGGCCTCCACCGGCCCAGGCTACCCGCTCACGCTGCCCGCCGGCACGCCAACCGTGGACACCGCCGCCGGCTTCCTGCGCGCGCTCGGCCTCGTCGTCAACGCCGCGCCGTCGTCCCACAGGCTGAGCAGCGCGCACACGTTCGAGCGCGACGAGAAGTGGTTGGGCATCGCAAACTGGCTGCTGTCCGCCGCCGACTTCGGCAGCGCGACCACCGACGCGTGGGGCGCCGTTCAGATGCAGCCCTACGTCGAGCCCACGGAGCGCGCGCCGTCGTGGACGTTCCGAGACGACGAGACCAGCGTGTTCTTCCCCTCCGTAACGGTAAGGGACAACCGCGCCGACACGCCAAACGTGGTGCGCCTGTGGTACGAGGACGACTGCGTGGGGCTGTACGCCGAGGCGCGCAATGACGACCCGCGCAGCGCGGCCTCGACCGTCACGCGCCGCCGCGAGCGCCAGCTGGACGACGAGGTGACCGAGCTGTCCGGCGACACGCCCGAGAAGATGCTGGAGGCGCTGAAGGCCGCCGCGCGCAAGAGGCTGCTGGACAACTCCACGCGCATCGACTACGTGGAGGTGCACGGCCTGTTCATCCCGTCGCGCGTCGGCGAGTGCGGGCTGCTCGATTACCGCGAGGCCGGCGTCGAGCAGCTGGGCGGCATCACCGCCAAGGACGTCGAGTTCGGGCTGGGCGGCGAGACGACGCATACCATGCGGCGCCTGCTGCGCCCGGACTTCAAGGTGACGACTGCTGGAGAGGTGGTGTGGAGGAATGACGCCTAGCGGAGAGCTGGCGGACCGGCTGGCCGCCGCGCTGTGGCCTGACCGGGCCGCCGTGGACTACCACACGCGCGCGCCGGTGCTGTCCGTCGACGGCCCCACGGTGAACGTGAGGCTGCGCGGCTCGACCGAGCCGACGCCGTGCAGCAAGCTGGCGTCGTGCTCGCCGAGGGCCGGCGACACGGCGCTCGTGCTGGTCATGCCCGCGGGCTGCGTCGTGCTCGGGATTATCGGATAGAGAGAGAAAGGAACGGCATGCGCGAGATTCTGACGCTGGACCTGCAGAAGTCCAGCACCCAGTTCATGCCAGTCATCGCGTTGAGGGCGCGCCGCGGCGACTCGCGGAGCCTCCAGCGCACGTTCCAGATCATGGACGACGGCGTGGCGCTGGACCTCACGGACTGCACCGTCTCGTTCATGGCGGAGAACGCCGGCGGCTTCCCCATCATGGAGGAGGTGGTCGACAAGGGGCAGGGCGGCCAGTTCACCTACCGCTTCCCCGACGCCGTCGCGGCCGTGCGCGGCTCCGTGACCATGGCCTACTTCCGCATCGTCGGCCGCGACTTCACGGGCTCCACCAACAGCCTGCGCATCGAGGTGCTGGACAACGTGGACCTGACCGACGCCGTCACCGGCGCCTACGTGCCCATGCTGGACCGCATCATCGAGCAGTCGACCGAGATGGCCGCCAACGCCGACGAGATCACCCGCCAGGCCACCGCCGCCATCAACGCCTGCACGTCCATCACGGAGTCCGCGACGGCGCAGGAGCAGGCGCGCGTGGCGAAGGAGGCGGAGCGCGTGACGGCCGAGGCCGAGCGCGCCAGCAACTACAGCCAGAAGATGGCCGAGTGGGAGCGCGACGTGCTGGCGCTCACCAACGGCCTGTGCGTGAACAGCAAGGGCCAGCTTTGCGTGGCCGTGAGAGTAAAGAAGAAGGGCTAGACATGGCAGAGAACGACAGCATCGTCAAGTACCCGGTCATCACCGACGACACGGGCCGCGCCATCGCGGGCGCGCTGCAGGCGATGGCGCACGGCAAGGTAGCCGAGCTGAAGACCGACTGGGACGGCATAGCGCGCATGAGCCGCGACGGCCTGGCGCCATACGTGCTCGGCATCGGCGACCAGATCACCTCCCGTTGGACCGACCCGGACGGCGGCACCGCCTACGACGTGCCCAACGACGTGTGCCACTTCCCGGAGGTGCTGGAGCTGCAGGACGGCGAGAAGCTGCCCGGCACCATCATCCAGTGGCACTACACGCTGCCCTTCGGCACGCAGTTCGACGAGAAGGAGGCCTTCTGGTACTGCGAGACCGCGCTGACGGCAGGCACCTACAACCTGACCATGGGCACCTCGTGGGGCACCAACGTGGTTAAGGGCAAGACCTACCAGTTCACGCTCGCCAAGGACGTGCCGAAGGGCGGCGTGCTGGCCGGCATGGAGTACGCGCCGGACCGAGACCCGGGAACGTGGCAGGTAAAGTCCTACAAGACCGTCGCCGACGCCGACCCCATCGAGACGGTGGGCATGAGCGAGGGTGCGCAGGGCACGAGCCTGGGAACCATCGGCACCAAGCCGGACGGCAACATGAACAGCATCTACCGCTGCGCCTACGGCTACAACCGCTGGAGCCAGTCCGCGCTGCGCCAGTACCTCAACGGCAAGGGCACGAACTGGTGGAAGCCGCAGAACAAGTGGGACCGCCCGCCCGAGTACGTCGGCAAGCACGGCTTCCTGGACGGCATCCCCGCCGAGGAGCTGGCCGTCATGCGCCGCGTGAAGGTCGTCACCGGCGTGCCCTACTGCGAGGAGGGCACCGTCAACGAGCCGGTGCTGGACACGACCTACGACCTCGTGTTCCTGCCGAGCCTGGAGGAGCACTTCCTGGCGCTCAACGAGTCCGGCATGAAGGGCAAGGAGGGCGAGGCCTGGGAGTACTGGGCGCGCATCGCGCAGTCCCCGACGCCGCTGGCGCTGTGGCAGACGTGGACGCAGCTGATCACCTACGCCATCAACGGCAAGACCAGCCCGCAGAGCGTCTGGGCGCGTTCCGCTTATCGCACCAACGGCAATACCACGTTCATCGTGAACTCGTCCGGCTACGTCGGCAACTCCAACGCGCAGTACGGTAATCGCTGCGCTCCCGCCCGCGCCATCTAATCATCAATGACAATCCGGGGCGGGCGGTGGCCCGCCCCGCTACCGATAGGAGACCGCCTTGTCTGTACCCAAGAGACTGAGGAAGAAGAGCAAGCTGAAGGTATTCGTTGACGCCTGCGACCTCGTCGAGTACGTGCTGAAGATCACGGCCAACGAGAAGGTGTTCAAGCCGGAGCAGTCGGCAGTCACGGACAAGATAAAGGCCGCGGCGATAGACATAGCGCGCTTCATCTGGTGCGCCAACAACATCCGCGTACGCCAGGACGCGCAGCTGTACGCCGAGCGCCGGCGCCTGCAGGACATGGCCATGACGTGCTGCCGCGAGCTGCTGTTCCTTATCGACCTCGCATGGGACGTAATGCACCTGACAGAGCGCCGAGCCGTCTACTGGACGGGCATGGCGGTCGACCTCCGCGAGGAGATCGCCGCATGGAGGGCATCCGACGCCAAGAGATACGGGCGTCTGTGATAGCTGGGGCCGCGGCTGAACAGAACGTCTGGACGCGTTCCGCTAATCGCAACAACGGCAATAACACGTTCATCGTGAACTCGTCCGGCAACGTCAACAACAACAACGCACAGAACGGTAATCGCTGCGCTCCCGACCGAACCGGCGCAAGCCCCACCGAAGCCCGCGGCACAGCCGCGGAGCGGGGCGAAACCGGCGCGGGGAGCCGCGACCCCGAGCCCGAGAGGGCCGAACAACGCCGGGGCGACGCCGACGCGGCTGGAACGCGGTCGGCTGCAGTGCGCCCCGGACCCCACCCACAACTGGAACCCGGCGAGCTGAACGGCGTCGTCGGGTTCCTCGCTTTGAGGGAGAGCGCCAAGAAGTGCCGCCGGGGCGTCATATGGAAGGACAGCACCGCCAGCTACATGCTGAACCTGTCCGAGCGCACGCTGGCCATGAGCCGCAAGCTGCAGGACGGCACGTTCCGCTGCGGCAAGACGCGCGAGTTCGACATAACGAGGCCGAAGCGCCGCACCATCGTGAGCGTGGGCTTCGCCGACCGCGTGTTCCAGCGGAGCCTCAACGACAACAGCATCTACCCCCGCATGGTGCACGGCTTCATCAAGGACAACGCGGCGTGCCAGAAGGACAAGGGCACCGACCACGCCCGCGAGAGGCTGAAGGAGTTCATGCGGCGCCACTACCGCAGGCACGGGCCGAACGGCTGGGTGTGCCAGATCGACGTGGCGGGGTACTACCCGAACATGCGCCACGACGTCGCGGAGGCGGCGTTCGCCCGCAAGCTGCCGCAGGAGATCATGGCCATGGCCCGGGCCGTCATGCGCAACCAGTACCCGGGAGAGGTCGGGTACAACCCGGGCAGCCAGATGATACAGATCGCCGGCATCAGCGTGCTGGACCCGCTGGACCACATGGCCAAGGACCTCATGGGAATCAGGCACTACATCAGGTACATGGACGACGCCGTGGCCATCCTGCCGACGCGCGAGGAGGCCGAGCGCGCCATGGCGGCCTTCGGCGACACGCTGCATACCCTAGGCTTCGAGCTGAACCCCAAGAAGTCGCGCGTGTACCCGCTGCGCGACGGCATCGAGTTCCTGGGCTTCGACTTCCACCTGACCGACACGGGGAAGGCCCTCATGTTCGTCAAGCCGTCGAACGTCAAGGAGATGCACCGCCGCATCCGCCGCATGGCGCGGCTGGCGCAGGCGGGCAAGATGTACCGCTCCGAGGTGGACGGGAGCTACCAGGGCTGGCGCGACCACGCTTCCAAGGGTGACAGCTTCGGGCTGATCAGGCGCTCCGACGCCTGGTACAAGGGACTATGGAAGGAGTAGCCGATGCTGAACATCAAGAAGGCCCCGGACGACCTGGCCGCCGCGCGCGAGCAGGAGAACCTGGCCAGCCGCATCGAGCGCCAGGAGGCGCTGACCGAGCTGGTGGCCGCCTGCGCCGACGTGGAGCTGCCGATCGACGACGAGGACGAGACCGCACCCGGGGAGGTGGAGTAGATGGCCGTGAAGCTGAGCAAGTTCGCGCAGCGCGTGCAGAAGTGGTACCTGAAGGGCTTCTACAACGACGAGAGCCTGGAGCAGCTGCTGGCTGCCGGCAAGATCACCAAGCGAGAGCGCGACGCCATCATCGCGTCCAAGGAGGAGTAGGCCGTGGAGGTACTGAGCCTGTTCGCGCCGTTCGGCCCGGAATGGCTCGGCGGCGTCCTGCTCGGCCTCATAGCGTTCTACTTCGGCCGCCAGTTTCTGGACGAATACAAAAAGCAGAACGAACGCAAGGGCGCCCTGGACCTGAAGCGCGAGGAGCGCAAGCAGGAGGAGGTGGCCGAGCGGGCGCAGCGCGACCGCGAGCGCTCGCAGATGGAGGGCCGCATCGCCGCCCAGATGGAGAGGTCCAACAGCCTCATGGAGGCCATGAAGACGCTGATGGAGTCCGTGGTGGCCTCGAACGAGGTGCTGCATTCGGACCTCGCGCACAGCCAGGCGCGCAGCCAGGGCATGGCCGCCAAGGTGGACCATATCTGCGACCGCGTCGACCTGCTGTACGACAAGGAATCAGACAGATAGGAGCAATCGAATGGCAGAGATCCAGGCGGGCCTGACGGTGTGCACGGTACTGGTCGTGCCCTATATCGTGCAGGCGATCAAATCCAAGGCCATGGGCGGCAACACGGCGCGCTGGCTCGCCATCGCCGTCTCGGCGCTGTGCGGCGCCCTCACCGCCGTGGCAGACGGGATGCCGACTGACCCAGGCGCCTGGGTGACATCAATCTTCGCATGCGTCGGCGGCGTGCAAGTGGCCTACGCAGCTTTCAAGAGCGTCGGCATCACCGACAAATGGCTCGATGCACTGCTCGCGCTCGGCGATGTTAAGGTGGACTAGCCATGGCGATTACCCAGCGCGAGGCATTCGCGCAGGTCATGGAGCACCTCGTCACCCATGACGGGGGCGGCGGCCACGGCTACTCGCAGTACACCCGCATGGGCGACGGCACCACGGAGACCGTCACGCTATCCGACGGCACCACCGTGACCGTCGCGGGCGGCGACCGTGACTGCAGCTCGGCGGTGATCACCGCGCTGCGCGCCGTCGGCGTGAACACGTTCGGCGCCAGCTATACGGGCAACATGCGCGCGGAGCTGCTGAAGACCGGCCTGTTCGGATGGCGCAAGATGGGCGTCAAGTCCGCGCAGCGCGGCGACGTCTACTTGAACGAGAGGTGCCACACCGCCGTGTGCGTCTCGCCGTACGGCTCCGCCCGCGGCGACCTGCTGGCGCAGTTCAGCATCAGCGAGAAGGGCACCATCACGGGTGCCAAGGGCGACCAGACGGGGCGCGAGTCCAACATCAAGCCGTACTACAGCTACCCGTGGGACGGCACGCTGTACTGGCTGAACGACGGCAAGACGCTATCCGGATCGAACACGGAGGTGGCCGACCACACCGACCCCGACCTCGGCGACGTCCGCTACTGGGGCCCGAAGTTCGCCCGCGCCATCCAGAGGCAGCTAGGCACGACCGCGGACGGCGTGGTCTCCGGCCAGTGGCTCGCCAACAAGACCCACTTCTGGGCGACCGACGGCGGCGTGGAGTGGGCGAAGACGGGCAAGGGCGTCGGCTCGGACATGGTGCTGGCGCTGCAGAAGAAGGTGGGCTGCAGGGTCTACCCCGAGTTCTGCGGCGTGCAGGCACGCCAGATGAACAGCGGTACCATCATTAAGCACCAGCAATGGCTGATCGCCCACGGTATTTCGTGCGGCCCGGACGGGGCCGACGGCTACCACGGCACCAACACAAACAAGGCAATCGCCGAGGCGATCAGGCGCGGGCTGTACAGGTCCTAGCGCGCGAGGCGCGGGGACTCCCCAACGACGGCGAAGCCGCAGGGCAGGGCGTACATGGAGGTGTTCGCCGTAAGTCTCCGCAGCCCAGCCATTAAAACTGAGCGCCCTGAGCCCATAACGGCCCAGGGCGCTTTCTTGTGGGCAAGCGGAGGGATTCGAACCCGCAAGGGTGCGGAGCTGAGGAAACGCGAAGCGTTTTCCAGCGCAGCACGCAAGGAGCGAAGCGACGCAGCGGGGCGCGGCCGCCGACCAGGTGGACGCGGAATCCCTCCGTCCCACACCAGCCAAGAGCCCCTCACGTCAAGCAAATCGAGCCAACGCCGCCAAGCGGAGGGATCCGAACCCGCAAGGATGCGGAGCGACGCAGCGGCGCGCGGCCGCCGCAGGCAGACGCGGCGTCGGCACTTAGGGACGTTCCTAAAGTGCCGGCTCGGGACTATTTTCGAGGACCCTCCGAAGGACTGTGGCCAAAAAACGGCAAATATGAGTACTGTTACCGTTGTAGCTACATTATTTTCGTTAATAAAAGAAGATCTTAATAAGATTTATTCGCATCAAGGTCTTCCTTTAATGAACACTTGAGGAGATACGGCAGCTTATCTGCTCGATCGACACGTCAAATCACCTTAAATGTGGTCAAAATTACTGCTACTAAAAGAGTATCAGTACTCATATTTGCCGTTTTTTGGCCACGGCTCTTTATAGACACCCTGTACAGCGACGGTGGTAGATTTCGGAACGTGTCCGTCAGCCCCGTTCCGAAAAGCGAGCCGCATGCAACGGCCAAGCCACGACAGGCCCCGGGAGAGCGGGGACACCGGCTTAGGTTTATCGCGAGTTCCGCACGAACAGGAGGCCACTTAATGTGGCCTCCGTCGTGAGCAGGACTGTAGAGCAGGAAACCTAAGCCGGTGTCCCCGCTCTCCCGGGGCCGGCGGAATTTAGTTGTTCAGCATGCGGTCGAAGCTTCCCGAGTCGCCATCCCGATAGTCGGCGGTCATCAGAATCTCCTGCGGAATGCGCCCGCCCTCGCGCAGCACATTGCGGAACTGCACGCGCGTGACCATGGGCAGATCCTTGATCGTCGCCGCCAAGTTCTGCGGCACGCCCTGGTTGGCAGCCGCGCGCTCGCACTCGCCGCCGGCCTTCACGCGACGCTTATGCTCGGCGAGCATGGCGCGGTACATACCGGCATGCAGGCGAATCTCAACCACATTGGCATTGCGAGCCTGCTCGACGATGCGCGCGCCCTCGCGGTCGATATCGCCCACGTAGTAGACGTAGTTAAAGCGATAGCCGATCTCGGCCAGATAATCGTCCAG